CTGATCTACTGGTTGGGCAGGCACACAGAACACGAGCTTCTCACCCTTCTTCGTGGCCTTTCCAGCGACTTCCTTAAGTATGTAGGACAGGATTCTTCGAGCGTCCTTCTCCTTCGAGGAGACGACTCCACGATACATGGGACGCTTCGCGGAGTCATTCCGCTCCACTGCTTTCTCAATGGCGTCCTTGCCCAGAATGATGTAGGAACCATCTGTATCTTTTACGAAAACTTTTCCAGCGAGGCCCTTCTCGATCATCTTGGAGGCGATCGGAGTGGTGGGCTTGATCACGTAGAAAGCGTCTCTGAAGTCCTTGTATTCAACGGTACCTCCCTCGCCCTCAGATGAGAGGACGATGAACGAAGTACCAACATCTAAACCTTTAGCCATGACTGTAACTATCCTTTCATCTTCTTAAGTTGGGCAAGCTTGCTCGCAGCGGATGATATGTTGTCACTGGTTTGAGACACTTCTCCGAGTGTTCCTCCCTTGGATTCCATACCATCAGTAGAAATGTCAGTGACGTACTTTGATTCATCAATGCTGACGACCTTCTTTTTAGCCTGCTGTTTCTGTTCTCTAGTCACCCCTGAAACGAAGGAGGTGGACTCAGAACCCTTCAAAGCCCTTCGAATGTTGTCCAGCGAACCAATCGCGTATCCAACACCGAACGACAGTACTGCGAGAAGGGTCTGATCCATGTTCATCTGCCTGTGCTGCCGAAACCACCTTCGCCGCGGTCTGTTTCTGTCAATTGATCCACATGCTTCATTTGCACCTGGACAACTGGCATAAATACCAGTTGAGCAATCCTGTCGCCCTTTTTTACTGTATATCTGAGTGAATCGTGGTTGACGAGGAGAACCTTCACCTCACCTCTGTAGTCCGAATCGATGATGCCGGGCGCATTGAGAACTGAGACTCCGTGCTTGAGTGCCAGTCCGGAACGAGGACAGACCTGAGCCACGTATCCTTTTGGAATCTCCAAGTAAAGTCCAGTGTTCACTGCTGCCCACTTACCCGGTGCAAGAGTAATCTCTTCACTGGCAATCAAGTCACATCCTGCCGATCCTGGCGTTATGTATTTTGGTGGAAGTTGGTTCTTGTAACCTACAATGACATTATTATTATCACTCATCAGAAGTAATCTCCTCTTCGATTAGCTGCTCGATTGTACCTGGATTTATTGTCAATGCTGCATCAATTACTGCATCAATATATCTCTTGTACTTCTCGTCTCTCATCACCTCCCCGAAGTCGGCCTTGTAGAACTTCTTGGTAATGAGAACTTCTCCTGTCTTCTCAGAAGAAACGATGAGCTCTTTCCAAGCGCCGTCGCCTGTGATGTTAATCTTGTTGCCTTCAAAGACGACGCCGCCGTTCTCCTTGCAGTGAGTGCGTACTTCATCGAAGATGTACTCATGCTCGACGATGCCCTTACCAAAGATAATGTCGAACTCGCACTTCTTGAAGGGAGGAGCCACCTTGTTCTTCTTGAGGGTACAGATGACGTGAATGCCGATGATGTTGCCGTCCTTGTCCTTCACAGGATTTCCACTGGACAGAGAGATTCTGACAGAAGCGTGAAATGGTATGGCTTTGCCACCAGGTGTGGTGGTGGGATCACCGTACATGACGCCGATCTTGTCACGGATCTGATTGATGCAGATGAGTGTCACATTGTTCTGTCCGATGACGCCGGTGATCTTGCGCATGCCCTTGGAGATGACGCGAGCCTGAAGACCGATCGTGTTATCCTCATACTCACCGTCGAGCTCGGCCTTGGGCGAAGTGGCAGCAACGGAGTCCCAGATGACAACGATGGGAACGTTCTTCTCGATTATTTGCTTCGCCTTGGTAATGGTCGATTCAATAATGGAGAATACTTCTTCGGTCATGTGGGAGTCGCAGTATACGAATCTCTTCTTTACGTCGATTCCCATGTCCGCCAGTTTCTGTACGGGCACAGAATTTTCTGTATCTACGTAGACAACTAAACCTCCAAGCTTTTGAGCGACTGACGCTGCATGATAGGCCAAATGAGACTTTCCGCTTGAAGGTGCACCACTAATCTCAATAATTCTACCTTCAGGATAGCCGCCTTCGGCAGCATTTCTAATGGCATAATTAAGCTGAATAGAGCCTGTATCAATCCAACGCTTCACAACGGTAGGCGCATCCATCTCTGAAAGATTGTATGCAATTCTTGTGCCAAATTCTTTATTGAGATCTCTTATTAAGGCTGCTGTGAAGTCTTGGATGTCTTCTTTAGACTTATTCTGTTGCGTATCATCTCCTTGAGATCGCTCTTTTTTAGCCATGTGTAAATTTCCTCGTCTGTTATTCTAACCAAGCAAATTCCATTTTTATCAGCCCATTCATCTTGAGCTCTATCTTTGTTAAAAGTCTCTAAGATTCTAGTGTCTTTTGAAGACTTTAACTTCTTTATCTCATCGAGCGGTCTATTCAATCCGTGCCAATATGTTCCATCAACCTGGATATACACGTCTTCATTGAGAAGGTAAAAATCAAAAGTCCATCTGTCATTAACTGCGACCTGAGAAAGTACGTTCTGTTCTCCAAAAATATTAGAAAGATGTTGTCCTACAAGGATTTCTATTTTGGACTGTTGGGTTCCTGTCTTGTTTTTAGATTTTGTCTCACAGGATTTTTTGTAAGCTGAAGCCCAGTCGAAAGCTGACTTGATCTCTTCAGACTGCATTGGATAAGAAACTCCATAACGCTGAAGATTAGTTTGTATTCTTTTTTCAAGAATAGAAGTCATTTCTTCAGGTGATTTCTTCCTATAGGCTTCTCTTTCTTTTTCTCTTATGTGGTCAGACTTTGCAGGATTATCTACACCATAGCGAATCATACAAGTCTCTTTGGATTTATTTAATATAGATTTTGATTTTTTTGGATTGTCGACTCCATATCTTTCGATAAGAACAGTCTTAATTTTATCTTTTGTCTGTTGGCTTGAGAAAACATTATCAACACCGTATTTTTCTCTACACGTCTTTACAAACTTTTCGTGTATCTTACCGCCTTGCAATTTTGATCTTCTTATACATTCTCTTGAACAAAACTGAAGTTCTCCGCACTGAGAAATGTACTTCGAAAATACTTTTTCGCAATGATCACAAGACACTTCACATTTTTTTGAAGTAATATTTTTTATAATCATGCAATTAAGTATGCAACACCAATAAAAAAGCTCCCGATTATCGGGAGCTTTTATTAGTATCTCAATCAATCCTCACCAATTAGGTCTGCGAATGCATCGTCAAGTGACTGCTTCTTTGCATCGGACTTTTCAGTCTTCTTGACAGGCTTCTTCTCGGTTCCACCAGACTGCTTAACCTCCGCGACTAAGCTGTCGAGCTCATCGACTGGTTCGGCACCTCTAGTAGAACCACCTTCCTGGACTGGATCGGAACCGCCGCCGCCATTGAGCCAGTTGTTAAGAACTGCTTCGATCTCCTGCGTCGACTTGAGACGATACATGTCGTCGATGTTAGGAATGTTCTCGAGCCACTTCTGTGCTGTAGCAGAGTCGCTGTGCAACGGTGAAGACTTACGTGCAGGATCGACTGTCGTGTCGTTGAACTGCTTGCCGGGCTGCTTCGTGATCGACACCTTGAGATCGAAACCCTCAGAAGGAGAGAGGATGTCGCCCACGTCTTCGTCGAGGAAGAAACCGAGCATGCGCTGATAGACGAGCTTACCGAATGCCCAGACCTGAACTCCCTTGTCCTCCTCGCCGCGGACAATGACGGGAGCGTAACATCGCATCTTTGGAGCAAGCTTCTTAGCGAGAAGACGATCCTCAGGCTTACCACTGCTGTAGAGCTTTCGAATGAGATCGTCGATAGGGTCTGACTTACCAAACTGCTTCGGCGTCAGGATGCCACTATTTTCACCGATGTAGTAGAACCACCTCTCAGCAAACGGTTGACCATCAGCCGAATTCTTCCACGGTAGACATCTGACTCTGTATTCCCCAAGACCTGGCTTCCACATTTGGACAGATGATGTCTTCTTCACACCGCTGAGCTCTGCCACACGTCGCTTGATTGCTTCTAAGTCAATAGCCATTTTTCCTTTTCCTTTTCCTCTGTTTCTCCTGTCGACAGTGATACCACACCGTGTGGTAGTCCACCGTCTCTATTTGAATCTTCAACCTATCACATAAGGGTGAGACTGTTCAATTGTTGCGTCTCAATAGAGATCACTGCCAGCGAACAAAGTTCTTTTTGTTTTTCTTGAGCTTCTTGCCTGGTTTGGTGGGTTCCGCACCCACGTCAGCTGAAGAAGCGCCAAGCGGCGCTGTATAACCTGCTATATTGGCGACGACATTCATTTCGTCCATCTCTTCCT